CACTTGACCACCAATCAAATTTACAGGTTTGAACCCGTATGGTGCACTTACTGTAGGGTAAGCCATTTAAACCTCCAAAAATATTAATTAAGTACCTTTACCAAAGGTAACTTTAGAGCTTCTCTCTTTAAAGATAGGCATTCTTGAGTCACTTTGGCGCATTAAATTATTATCTACAGCTTCTGCTTGCTGGCTTGTAATGTTAGCAAAGTGTTGTGCACGCTGCTCCATAAACTCAGCTGGAATCTTGCAAAGTAATAATCCGCCTACTTCGATATTGTCTTTAAAACGACTATTCGGGTCGGCTAACAGTCTAAATTTAGGTTGTTCGCTCATTGTAACGGGTTCCCAGCCTTGTCTTAGATTTGACGCTAAGTTGCTTGGGTCACTGTTATTTAATGTTGCTACGCGAATCCATCTATATGCAAACCCAGCCTCTTTGTCAGGCTCAGGGAGCAGCTCTGGTTGCATCCACTGCTTGGGACGCTCCATAAGTGCACGGGTTTCTAGTTCACGAGTTGTTCTTGCATTTGTATTATCTGCCATTTTGGTTCTCCAAGGCTAAAGCTGCTTTCGCATATTGTTCAGGGGTTAAGCCAAATTTCTTTGCTAAGTTGACCTGGCTCTGAGTTAACTTTATCTTTGTTGCTGATGTACTTCTCGAAGCGGGTGCGACTACGTTTGACGGTCTGCCCCTACTCGACTTTCTATCTTCGGTTTCACCAAAATACTCGTTAAAACGTCTACGCATTGTTTTGTCCAATACGTTGTAATATTCTTTAGAGCCTACTGGTACGCCTTCGTCTACAAGTTTTGCATGGAGTCCAAGAGCTGCGCTGGTCATTTCTTTGTCTTTACCAAACCACTCATTTTTTTCTTGCCAATCCAAAGCCTTCTCGTCAGGCCGTGGAACTTGCGGTTCCGCAGGGCGTTGTAGCCTTTCTTGCGCCTGTTGTACCTCATAATCAGGTGTTTGTAAAGCCCCTGTACGCATATTATGTGCTTGAGCCAATTTTAAGGTGGCCAACTGCATCTGCTCTTGAGCTTCTACTACACCATCGGCATCACCGATTTCATATGCGTCTTTGTAAGCACGCTTGGCTTCTTGCATCTCTTTCTGAGCTAAACTCTGTATATTACCGATATATTCTCGTTCACCGTTACCCAAAACTTGATTAACACGTTGGTTTTCTTGGAGCAGTCGTTGCGCTAATGCAACAGCCTCTCTGTGTTCACGTTGAGCCACCTCTTTCTCTCTGCGCTCGTCATGATATACCTTACGCATTTGTTTAATGCGTTGTTGTGCTTTTGCATCGTAGGAGTCTAATTCGTCTTCTTCTAACTCATCTACAATATGCTTAGGCATTGGCTCCCGACCACGGTCTTCTTCGGGAGTATCGTCTTCTATTTCAATCTCGATGTTATCGTCATTATCAATTTCATCGGGGAATTTATATTCTGTTCTTTCAAAATCTGCCATAGTCTTGTCCTATTTTCTGCTAATTCCGCGCGGGTCGAGTACAACTGCTTCTACCGAGTCATCATTTAACAATCTGAATTCTCTACCGTGAATAAGCAAGCGTGAACCTGAGTTGGGGCGAATTAAAATAAAGTCACCCTCTTTACACCACGGACCGCTAGGGAACTTGTTTGTGTCTTTATAGGCTTCTGGACCTACTGCAACAACAAATAGTACGGTTGTAAGTACTTCTTCATTGCGCATCGTGATATCAGCTTTGGCGATACCACCTTCATATTCTTTGTCTGCTTCTGGAATAGCACATAGGATTCTGTATCCTGATGGCATTGGGAGTTGCGTTGCTTTTTCTTCGTTAGTAGCCTCTGTTTCGTAGCTACCAACAACTTGTGGATTTTTGGGGTTTGACCCAATTAAAATCTTTGACATTTTGTTTCCTGTTTGTGGGATTACAATACGCCGTCTTTCCGTGCTGTCATGATAGTAATCTCAGTATTCGTTGGCGTACTTTCAGCCAATCCCAAGTCTCCTATTTCCGAGCGTCAGGCCATTACTGGTGCGCTGTGCGCGTACTATCAAGTCATAACATCTTCACCCGCCCGTTGCGCACGCTTATAAGACCTAAGCAGATGTAAATGTTATGCTTGATAATGCTTGTCTTTCCAAGCTGTCATCGAGGTTTTAAGCTCCTCTCCCAAGCTAATCTTCTAATTTATCCTTCATATCAAGTACATAACCGCGAGCCGTTTGAAGCCCACGAATTTCACCGCACATTTGCTTATACGTTTCCATTGAGTCAATACGCTCAGAACATACAGCGTCTTTAAGCTGTATAACTTTCTCATCAATGTGCTTAAGCACTACATCAAACGCGTCCATTATTCTTCACCTTCTTGCGGTTGTACTTTAGTTTGAACTTTAGCTCGGCGAGTTTGTTCTTTCTGTTGAGCACGAGTTAACTCAGCTTGATGACCTTGATGCGCTACATCAAGCACTTTGTGATGCATTTTATGGTCTCGGTCTAAACTGTTTTGGTAAGCTTGATGTGCAATTTCTTCTGCTTTTGTTGTTTGTTCCTGCTGACGATTAAGCATATCTTGGTAAGCTTGGTGAGCTATCCCCATTTCGGTCTCAGTCTTCTTAGCGGTGATTTGAGCCGCATCTTTAAGAGCTTGAACAGTCGTTTTGCGCTGCTGGTCTTCTTTCTTCATCGTCATATCAGCTGCATTTTTAAGTGCTTCTACTTGCAGTTTCTTCTCATCGTGGGTCTGTTTACCTTTATCAAGTGACTGTTTGACGCCTAGCTGCGCTGCGTTTTTAAGAACATCAATCTCACGTTGCTTATCTGCTGTTGCTGACTGCGCTGCAATACGCTCACGGTCTACTTGAATTTGCTGCATTTTAACTTGAATCTCAGCTTGGTCTCTTTGTGCTTTATTCTGAATCTCTTGAGATTTAAGTTGTAGCTCTTGCATCTGCATTTGAATAAGTGGGTCTTGTGCTTGTTGCTGCGCTTTTTGCTGCGCTGCCCCAGCTTGATTTTGTTGAAGTAGCTGCGTAGCCGCTTGTGCAAGTAATGGAGACAATGCCGCTTCTACTTCGGGGTTTTGCTTCATATCTTCGCCGTCATCATCCTCTTGTGGAGGCATCTGCATACCAAGCTGTACTTCAACATCCTTTCTATACTGGAATCCCAAATGCTCTGCTACGTGTGACATGACTGTCGCTTGAATCTGTGGGAGTAGCGGGTTTCCTTGTAGCGTACCCATAATCTTGGGGTCTTGCATCATCGCCATATGAACAGCAATATGAGCATTGTGGTCTTGAGTTAAGAACGCTTTGACAGGTTTTAGTCTAAGGATATTCTGATTCTCAGATACAGGGTCTACAGGGAACTTATCTTCCTCTAATGGAACCAGCTTTTGCGCATCCTTAATCCCCAAAGCATCAAGCATCTGGCGGTGAAGAATGGGCAGGTTGTAAAGTTGAGGTGCCCCTTGCGCAAGTTGAAGTACCGCTTGGTACTGTACGATTTTCTGAGCCATCGTAGACGCATTAGGGTCAGATACAGGGATAACTTCTGTAGTCGTATAGTCCGACTTCTTAGCTTTTCTACTTCCTTCTTCGGGGTCATAGTCATAATCCTCTGGTGCGTAAGCGGCAATAATTCCTTTAAGGAGTCCTAACTCTTGTTTCATCGAATAGTGAACACGTGCCTGAACAGCAGTAATCACTTTAAGTGTACGCTCTAAAATAGCAAGTGTCGTTCCTACAGGCGCATTACCCGACATATCAGATACTTGCAAATCCGCCGCGTTAGCAAAGCGTCTACCTTCTTCTACAATCTGATTAAGGAGTGCCATCAATGTTTGTGACGGCTCTTTATATGGGAGCGGCAGTAAGTTATCTCGAATCGTACCACTTGGTACATCTACGTCGCGCCACTCTCCAGGAGAGATAGGCGTATCATCCCCTTTAATACGCATACCACGCGCTTTAAATCCGCCAGGCAGATTACTTAACGTGCCCGCATCAACCAGTTGTCTAATAAGAGAAGTACCGGACTTAGCAAATGCGCCAATAAGATGAATAAGGCCAAAGCAATAAAAGCCAAACCCAGGGACATACCCATAATGAACAAAATGTTGTCGCTTGGTGTAGGTTTCATCATCAGGCTCCCAGTTACGTCTAATAGATAGAATCTCTTGGCTTCCTTTCTCAATAGTCACTACATAAGGTAGTGCAATCCCAGTCTCTTCACCATCTTCGTCTGTATGCTCAAAACCTGCGAGGTCTAGATCAACGTGCATTTCAATAACTTTATAACGGTCATCAGACGTTGCACTAAAGCCCATCTTCTCAGCAATTTTCTTCTCAACGTCATCAAGCTGACTACTAGGCTCACCTAAGTCAATATCGCGGTAAAATCCCGCTACCTGAAGCCTACGCATATCGTTCTCAGTCTTACGCATGATGTGAGTCACGCGCTCTGCTGTTTCTAAGTTAGATGCACCATAAGGTACAACCATGTCTTCAGCAGGGACAAATAGCGATGTTTGGCGGTTTAATTTTGGGTCAAAGTACACTTTTTTAAATGCATTACCCGATAACCCAAGACCCCAAAGCATACGCTCATGCTCAGGTCTGTACTCAGTCATCACGTCTAAAAGCTGGTGATTCATGTCGTCTTGAACACGCGCCGCCGCTTCTTTCTTACTTTGTGTCTCTTTACCGATAATCTTTGTTTTGACAGGACCCATAGACGGGAATGTCGCCATCATAGTCTCAGCTTGGAACTTAACTAATGCTTCACTAAGTAGAGGATGATGCACACCACACGCGCCATCCCAAGGCTCAGTACGCTCTTCAATCTTCATACCGAGTAGCTCTAAACCATCTGTATAGGTTGTAATCCAATCTTTACGCGAAGCCACGTCATCATCAAAGTCAGACAACAAATCTGCTGCAATAGACGAAAGCTCTCCATCATCTAGGAGTTCAGCTAAGTTCTCGTCAAAGCCTTCTTCGTTATTTGCTTTTGGATTGAAGTCAATTTCAAGTCCGCCCATATCGATATGCAGTGCATCAGGATCATCAATTTCAATCTCAATATCCGGTACTTCATCTGACATTGCTCCAAGTAGGGAATCAAGACCCATCGGTGCTTGATATAAACTTTTATCTATACTCATTTAGTTGTCTCTATATGATGGTTATTTACAATTAAACACTTGACGAGTAGGTGTTGAGTTGTGACTATCACAGTACAACTTTTTACCTTCAGGGGTGTTTTCTACTCTGTCTTTGATTTTACCATCTTTAAGTGTCTGATACTGCATATTGCTTACGTCATCAATCCCACCATTTGCCAATGCACAAATATGATCTACTACATACCCTTGTCTACCATAAGGATATCCATTTAACACATCAAATTTATGTTTAACGGCTGGATTTCTACATGAACCATAGGCTGATGAAATGCTAAAAAAAATGATGGTGGTTAATAGTAATTTTTTCATTTAATAATACTCTCGTTTGCGACGATAAAATTTCTCCTCTTCAGGCTCATCGAGTATTGTACGCACAAAGTTACCATTTCGAAAGAAGATGAGTGCTTGACTAACGGTATCCACTAAGTCGTCATGCATACCAGAAGGGAACGCGGCGACATCATCCAAAAGCTCATCTGCCCATCGGTAATCTGGTGCCCAAACAAAACCAGATGAAAAAATATCTGCAATGCTGTGTAGTCTTGAAATCTTATCGTTACCGCGTGCAGGGGTAAATTCATGAACAGGTATACCCATTCGTCTAAGTTCTTGTATCAGTGACATACCCGACGCACGTTTTTCTACAATCATTGTATCTGGTGCCCACTCATCATAAGCCTCTTTTACCCATTCTTTAAGTTCTGGAAACTCTACACGTTTCTTTACTGCATCAAGAAGTATAATATTTGGCTGTTGAGTTCCGTCATCGTTGTCAGCATCAAAAACACCCCATACAGTCAATGCTGAAAAGTCTGCTCGATTGTGTTTTTCAAACGCAGTATCCCACGACATTAAAATGTAATCTAGTGTAGGCGAGTTTTGCTTTTCCCATCGTTTCCACCATTCACGTTTAATTATCGCTCCTTCTTCAGACGTTGGATTTTGCAAGTACTGAGCATTCCAAAATCGTACATCAACAGATAATCGTGTCTTTTCTAATTCTTCTAGTGGCCAAAACTCTGGCCATAGCGGTTTACCTGATGGAAGCACAGCTGGAAATTCGATAACTTCCCATTGGTCACCATCTGGGGAGCTAATCATGTTTTCAACAAGTCTTCCTGTTAAATCTCGTTTCGACCACCTAGTTTGAACCAAGATTATTGCCCCACCGGGCTGAAGTCGTTGACGAGGACCGGTCATGTAGTAATCATAAACTGAGTTGTGTGGCTCAGGATTATTGCTTTTTCCTTCTTGCTCTGAAATTGGATCATCAATAATACATAAATCAGCACCTTTACCAGCAACTGCACCGCCAACACCCATAGCAATATAAGTACCATTTTTATCCGTATTCCATCTAGCCGCAGCGGTAGAGTCTCTACGTAGTCGAGTGTCTGGAAAAATAGTATGATAAATATCTGAGTCAACTAAGTTTCTAACTTTACGTCCAAACCCCTCTGCCATGTCGGCAGTGTGAGAGATTTGCATGATTTGCTTATTTGGGTATAGCCCTAAAAACCATGCCGGTAGTAAATACGATGCAAACTCAGACTTAGTATGACGAGGCGGCATATTAATAATTAAACGCTTGAGCTTACCTTGTGCTACACGCTCAAACGCTCTTGCCATTTTGGAATGGTGACGACCTGGAATAAACTCTGGCCACATGCGTTCTACAAATTTAATAAAATCTTTTTGTGCAGCTGCTCGTGTGTTGCGATGGTCAAGCTCAGTCAGTAATTCAAGCGCACGGATACGATCCGTCTCACTCATTTGATTGAGAACGTCAGCTGGAATAATATTAGGCGTTGATGACATTAAGCGAACTCATGTATTTGTTCATCAACCCTTGCAAATCTTTTTCAAGTTCATCAGTTGTCTTATTACCAATATCAATACTGATCTTAGTTTCAAACAATCCAACCTCAGCAATCTTACCAATTTTCTCTATTGCTCCTAAGGCAACGCTTTCCTTTTCACTTTCCGCTAAATCGAGCAGGCGTGAGATAGCATAGGTTCGCAGGCGTGCTGACTCATCAGCCATAGAAAAATCATATTGCGCTAATAATCTTCGTGCTGCAATGGCAGCGCCAGGTGTAGTTGGTTTGCTTGGAGCAGAGGGTGTTTGAAAGACAAACGCACGCGCTTCTTTCTCATCTTCTTTTGTTGGATTGATTTGAATTTCATTTGCGTCAACAAAAGATGGATCACAACAGGCGTTATTCCATAATTGTGGCAGGGGGAGTTTTGGTTCCCATATAAAATTTAGGATGTTTGTGTCCATAGTTTTTATGTGTGAAGAATAAGTTAGGCAGATGTTAACACATTTGCTTTTAAAAATTATATAAAAAATTTTTAAGCGTGAAAAGTTATGCACAGGGGGTAGTGGTTGTATTTCTGTTTAGCTGTAAGGCTGATGTTGACAATTTGTGTATATTTTTATAAAAATTTTAGAAAACGGCAAATTTCAGTTGTTGAGTGAGGAAAATCGATAGTATGAGCGCGACACGGAAGCTGAGGAAAAAGTGGGGGTGGGGGTCGATGATTTGGTGATATGGCAAATTTAACCCCCATACCTCACAGGTAAAAAGTCTAATAGAATCAAAGACTTACAAAGTTATGAACAGGCTACGCTATAGAGTTATGCACAGCAGCACAGCAGCACAGCAGCACAGCAGCACAGCAGCACAGCTCGTAACCTTGCAACAAGTTATGCACAGGCAGTTTAGAAAGTTATGCACAGGCAGTTTAGAAAGTTATGCACAGGCAGTTTAGAAAGTTATGCACAGGCAGTTTAGAAAGTTATGCACAGGCAGTTTAGAAAGTTATGCACA